GGTTCGGTTTTGAACATATTTATAAAAAACAAACCTTTATTTACAATAGGCTCTAAATCGTAAGCGTAGCAATAAGGTATAAAAGCGCACGAAGCAGAATCATGAAGATACGAAGCCCCACACCATTCGCCCTCAAGCCAATTATTAGCTGTTTCTAATCCGTACTTTTTAGATAAAACTGTAAAAATTTTATTAAATGAAAGTAGTTTATTATGAGGCTTAACCATATCCGCAAGCATTGTTCTAACATCATGAGTAGTACTGTTTGAGCTTGAATCCATGACAACATCAACTACATTTTGATTTTTTAAAAAATTATCAATATAATCAGTAAAATTTAATCTAGAATTTGAAAGGCCATTCATAAATTCAAAATCTTCACCATATTTTTCAGATAATTCTTTAATTTTATTAGCAAAATTTTCATTTAAATTAAGTCCTATCTTCATGTGCCGCCTCCAAATTATTTTTATATTTTGGTATAATGATTTTGGCGTGGTTTATAAAGCGCGGGTTAGTTACCTTACCTCATTTTACATGAGGAGGTGATTAAATGTTTGAGAAATTTTTGATTGTTATGCAGTTAGTATTAATAGCTTGTCAGATTATTTTTACATTATTGCAAATTGGTTCAATTAAAAAGCCAAACTACCGTGCCGAAAACACGATAGTTATCATTTTTCAATAGTATAATTTGGTAACTAATCTGTGAAATAAATCACGCTACTATTATATTCTTAAACAATAAAAAAATCAAGTAATTATCCACTTTTATTTATCCAATTGTTAGCTTCAAAGAATCCTAACAACTTGTTTTTTATTTTAAGAATAGGCACTTCAGTTAAGCCTCTTTTTAGCATTTCGTCTTTGTCTGTAATAGTTTCATAAGATATATTCTTAGCTTTTAATTTATTTTCTAAGATTTTACATTTGGGGCACCCCGTACTATATAAAATTATGTCGTCAATCATATATTAATTTATATTCCCATCCTTTCTCTATACTTAGCCATATATTCTTTTTGGTATTTTCTTATTCTATCTCTATTGTCAAGCTTATATTTTTTTTGATATTTTAAAATTTTAGGCTTGTGTTTTTCATAATATATCTTTCTCTTTTTTAATATTTTCTCTCTGTTATTAATATAGTATTGTCTATGAGAGGCTTTTAATTGGTCTCTGTGTTTAAAATAATATTCTTTTAAATATTCAGTTCTAGTTTTAGGCATAAATTTATCTCCTTAAGGTTGCCTTGGATTATTTGGAGTCCGTGACGGCTCCTTTGAAATAAAACTACATTTAAGGCCTGTTATTCTTCTTTGGTTATTTGATACATATTCTATTTTGTCTTCAACCTCTGCAATATATCCTTTAAATGTTCTTATACCTTTGTTTGTAGTAATGCTTATTATATGGAATTCTTTTGGTTCTGTTAATTTATCGTAAAGTCTATTATATTGTTCCATATCCCAAAATGGGCCAAATTCTATTTCGTAGTTATAATAAACACCTATGATTTCACGGTGTAGGTCACCGTCAATTGTCCTTTTAGCGTATTTGTCAAGTACATTAGCTTTCCTTGAAATATTAATGACACCGATACTATAATCGGTGCCATCTATTGTTATAATGCCTGAAAATATTGTCCCATTGAATTGATCACTCATAATACACCACTCGGAACCATTATTTCTGTTCCAATCCTTCTGTTTTCATTTTTCAATCTAAAATTAAGTTCGCGAATTATACCGCCTAAATCGCCATTTGCTTCAATGACGATGTTTTGATTGCCATTATTTCCTGCTACTTCCTTGAAAGCTCTGACTATAGTATCGAGTGGAGTTTCGATATTTGTTTGACCTCTCGGTTGGTCATTCACCCATGCTAAGAATGGGTCCCCACCTTTTAATACGGAGCCTTGAGCTAATTTTGGGATATTAAGAGCATTTTGTGGGATTTCAGGTATATTTAGCCCAAAATGATGTCCACCTAACCAATCAGGTAAATCGAAACCTATTTTATTAATCCCTCGTATTGCTACGTTAATCCCACCTGTAATGGCATTTATCATAGAATTTATAAAATCAATTAATGTATTTATTGCAGTTTTTATAATACCAACAAATCCATCAAAGATTTTGCCTATACCAGCCCATGCTTTGTCCCAATCTCCTGTAAATACTCCTGTGATGAAATCAATTAAGCCACTCAAAAATTTTTTGATGCCATCTATTGCATCAGTTATATCTCCGATAATATTTGCTAATGTTACAGACATATTTTCAAAATTTGTTAATAAAAAATCAATTGCTACGTCTAAAATCCATTTTATGAAAGGTTTTAAAAAGTTCCAAATTTTTGATAAAAGTTTAATTGTATTTTCAAATAATTCGCCTAAATCCCCTGATAAATTGCCTAATTTTTTCTTTATTTCTTCAAATTTTTTACCTAATTTTTCCCATATTTTTTTTGCTCTTTCCCAGAAATCGCCCAAAGCGGCTTTTATATCGTCCCAATGTTTAATGCATAATATAATAATCGCTATCAATGCAGCAATGCCTAAAATAACCCATGTCATAGGATTGGCAAGCATCGCGGCGCCCCAAGCTATAGTTGCAGTTACAACACCCCACAAACTTGCTGCTAATTTTGCTAAATTAATTATTAATACAGCAGAGCCTAATCCTACTAAGAAAGCAGATAACGATTCTAATAAAAGTTGATTATCTTTTATTGCATCTCCAACATCTTTTATCCAATTCGCAAGGTTACCTAGGAATTCGGTTATTTGGGCACCTGCCCATTCAGCAACAGGTTTTAAAAATGTATCCCATAGTATTGCTAATTGATCGTTTGCTTCTTTTACTATTGGTTCTATAGCGTTAAGACAATTCGCCAATATTGTTAAAAAATTTGGGAGTAAATCCTCAATTGTCCATTTTGCAAGAGGTACAAGTACATTTTCATAAAACCAAAACCAACCTTCTCCAATAGTGCCTGAATATTTTGATACTGCTTCCCATAAATTTCCGAGTTCTTTTTTTAAGTTTTCAAAACTTATATTTTCTAATGGTGTTTTTAATCTTTCTATAAATTTTGATATATTTTCAAATATATTTTCAAAAAGTGGAGGTATTTGAATACTTTCTAAATTTTGTTTAAAACCCTCAAGTACAGGCATATTTGGTATAAAATGAGCTACTTCAGGCAATTCTGCATATTTAGGTTCTTTTGGTATAGATACTTTGGGTACCTTAGGTATTATTTCTTTGGGTATTTTATCTTTATCTTGCTTTAATACATCTATTTTATCGAACTTAGCAAGTTCTTTCCTACTTTTTGTTGCTGCTTTATCGAATTTAGCAAGTTTTTTAGCATTATCTTCGGCTGATTTACCTGCACTATCGTAAGCTTTATTAGCTGATTTACTTATATTATCTTTATTATTAGCTTCGGCAATTTTACTTTCATAATTTTCAGCTTTAGAAACGTTTCTAGCTTTAACTTTATCTGCTCTAGCTTGCGATTTTACGTGTGTGTTATATGCTCTAGTATTCGCTTTATTTCCTAACGAACTCTTAATGTACATCTGCTTAGCGCCTTGCTGATTGGCAGAAACTGACGTACCTGTAAGCATTGCCATAAATCTTGCCAGTAGCCCTGTTAACCAAGTAAGCATTTGCCCTAAGGCTCTTAAAGCAGGTAATGCAGCTTGATATATAGGATAAAATGCAGTCATTAGATTTGCTTTTATATTGTTTAAGGATGTTACAAATACTGCGTCTTGCATGATTACGTTTTGTAGTGCTCGAGATAACGCTCTAAATCCTGCGCTTATAACATTAAATACAAATGCTGATGAAGCTAAATAAAATATTCTTGAAGTCAATCTTGATATTAGTCCGGATATTTTGCTTATCGGATTAGGAATGCTTGACAATACATTTACGAGTTTTGATTCAGATTGTGAATGCATTTTTGCAGCTTGTTCAGCTTTTCGGTGAGATTCTGATAAAGCATCAATTTTTTCCTTTCTTATATTCCCAATTTCTTTATTTATTGATGCTATCGAACTTTTAATTTCTTGTTGTTTTGACAGAACTTTTGAATATTCATTTGTTAATGTTTTAAGATATTGTTCATTAGCTTGAATTTCACGATTTAGTTTGCTTATTACTGTGCTATCGTTAGCATTTCTTAATGCATTTTTTAATCTTAAAATATGTTGTTCACATAATACTGCCTCTTGGGCTATTTCTCTAAGCTTTGGAGAAAGATTAGAATTATTTATTTTTAATTTAGCTAATTCATTTGTTAGCCTTTGTATTTTTTCTTCTGCTTGTCTATCATCAACATCAACGCCAAGTATTATTTCACCATCAGCCATTTAAAACCGCCATAATTAAATTTTCCTTAGATTACATATATTAACTGCTGCAGTTACAGTGCCTTTTATCCCAATTACAACTCTGTCGCCACTTATACTTATTACGTCATATTCATCAAACCATAATTTAAAAGTTTTATCTGAATTGTATTGAAGATTTTTTAATACTTTAACTTTATCTCCAACTTTTATTTCTTCATTGTCAACTTCGTCTGTTATTCCTAATGTCTTTAGAATTCCTTTAGCATAAGCTTCGCCAAATTTCTTATATTCATGAGATTCATTGCATTTTCCAGCGTCTTCCTTGTTATCAACAAAAAAACCCTCGCATATTACTGCAGGGCATTTGGTTTCTCTTATAAATGCATAATAGTCAGTGCCTTGAGAATTCTTTTTTATCTTTATTCCTCGGCTTTTCTGGCCTATATTTATTACTTCTTTTTCAATATTTTCGGCAAGTATCTTACCTGTGCCGCCTTTGTAATGATAATAAGCTTCAAATCCTATCCCACCACCTGCATTTGCATGGCAACTTATTGCTAAGTCAGGATTGAAGTTATTACATTCTTTTATTTCTTCTGTTACATCATCGTCTTCATCTTTATACCTTGATAATAATGTTTTAATCCCTCGTTTGCTTAAATAACTGTTGCAACTTAAACCTACATATAAATTAACATCTTTTTCTACAACATATCCGACAGCCCCAGGGTTTTTACCGCCGTGGCCAATGGAAATAAATACTTTTTTCATGTGCCATACACCTCCCAGTGTGTTAAGTCATATTCGTAGTCATCGTATATGTCTATCTTATAAACTCTATCCTTGTAATTTTTTAATTCTTCAAAACTTTTTATGTCTTTATTTTCTTCAACAATAAAAAAATCACAGTCCGTCTGGAATGTGAAATTATTACTTTTATCTTCTGTGTTATTCCATTCTTTTGGGTCTAAGAAAGTTTTAGGGATACCATCAACTAATTTTATTCCATCTATAAATTTATATTTTATTATCAGCAGTGCCCTATCGTACGCTCTTTCATAAATGTTGTTATAATCTCCGTGATGAGTATCATCGGGTATACTTCTTTGTTGTTCTTGGACTTCAACATTTTTAAATACGGTGTAATAATAATCATCTTTAAATTTATCGTAATTATAAAGAGTAACAGTGTTATTAAACATTATTTAATACCTGTTGTATTTCTTATAGCTTCCCAAATACCGGTTGAAGCCAATCCACTTACTAGTCCGCCTAATAGTATTTCAGGCGTTAGGACCCAATTATTTTGCCAAACATTTATCATTACGCCGAATACGCCTACAATTAATGGGATATACTTGTTATCAACATTATTTTTTTTAGTGTGCTTTAAAATGTATCCAACACAGAAACATATAGCTACTATTATTGGTTGAATACTATCTTGAATTACAGGTTGAATATCCATTATCTTTGCCTCCTTAGATATTTATTATTATTAATTTTTTTAGAGATATTTATCATTTTTTCTATATTTTCAGTTTTGTTTTTAATTAACTTAGGGAATAAATTATTTAATTTGTAACAAAACTCGAATATTAAATCTATGGTTGGGGATAAATTACCAAACAGTTTCATCGAAGCATTTTCGCCAAATATATCATCTATAGCTATTACAGCTTCTTTGCTCATTTCCAATGAATATTTATATTTTTCATCATCGCTTTTAGAATCTCGTATTTGTACTACGAATTTGTCCATAGATTCACGGAATTTATTTATCTTTTCTTGCATTGACATATCGTCTAAGTCAAGTACTATTTCATCGCCTTTATTATTAACCTTAATAGTTTTCTTATTACTCGTAAGAATTAATGTTTCAGAATTACTCATAAAATCCTCCTAAAAAAATATACAAACCGTTGATTTTTCGGTTTGTTTGAAATATAATGGTAGCGTGACCCAAAAGACGGGTTCGTTACTCAATTTATTATTATCGTAACTAACACCGTGTATCCAGCACGGTAGTTTTTATGTTGAGTTTTAAAGTGACTCAGTATTTGTAATATTAACAAAATAATATTTAAAATCTGAATAATCTTTTTGCTCATACTCATCACCTCTTTCCTGCTCTATAGTCAAGAGCAATTAGAAGCAATGAACCCGTGCTTTTTGAATCACGCAAAATTAGTTATATCAAAAAACAACCATTTTGTAAGTTGTTTTTTTATTTTTGCTTTGATATAATAGTGGCGTGGCTCGTTGCACGAGTTTATAACTAATCTAAAAAGATAATTATAATAACCGTGTTGTCCGCACGGTTGTTATATTTTCTGTATTCTAGTATTTGAATGACTAATGAAGTCAAAGAAATAATTAGCATAAGTAAATCTAACATAATTTATCACCACGCTTTCTTCCTGAAAAGGAATCAACGATGTAATAAACCCGTGCTTTTACAAACCACGCTATTTTATTATATCAAAAAACAA